ATCTTTTTATGATGTCTGTAAAGACTATGCTAAAGCAATGGGAGATAGTGATGAACCAAGACTTTTTCCTACTTTTAATATTAAAAAATATAAAGCGGGAGTTGGAATGGGATCGCATTATGATCAATTGGATGGAGATAAGACTTTAAGATATTCTTTAGTGATGTATCTTAATGATGATTTTGAAGGAGGAGAAATTTCTTTTATTATGTCTCCCTACAAAGATGTAAGATTGACACCACAACCAAATATTGATTATGATATAGCGGTGGCGGATAATCAAATAGCATTTGGAGTTAAGCCTAAAGCAGGAAGTATAATTATTTTTCCATCCTCTGCACCATATTATCATACAGCGCATACTGTAAAGACAGGATTTAAATATATGGTTCCAGCGCATTGGATACATAATGATATGCCGTGGAATAATAGCCAGGGAACGATGTAATTAGTGAAAACTGCTATAGTAACTGGAGCAAGTAAAGGTGTTGGATATGCCACAGTCAAACTTTTATCTGAAAATGGATATCGGGTTATTGCTGTTTCTAGAAATTTGTCAAAATTAAAAGAATCAAATTTTGATAATGTTGAAACCTATCAATTAGACATTACAGATGAAAGTCAAATCAAATCTTTTTTTGAAAAATATAAAGATATTACTTTAGATCTTTTAGTTAATAATGCTGGAGGTGGTTCAAACCCCAAAAATATTATAGAAGAAACTATGGTAAATTTTAGGATTGCCTATGACATTAATGTTTCAGGACCAATGTATCTTTCCCAACTTTTTGTTCCGTGTATGCAAAGATCAACATCTCCAACAATTATTTTTGTAACTTCTATAGGAGGCAATGTTCCCTATCCTGGCGGTGGTAATTATACAAATGCTAAAAGAGGACAAATTGGCTTATTGGAAACCATGAGAATAGAGTTCCCATCATATAATATTAAGATTACTGAAATTTGTCCTGGAACAATTGATACTCAATCAGAAAAGAAGGACAATGCATTGACGGCAGAAGATCTTGCTCAGTCTATTCTTTGGGTATCTTCGTTACCAAGTCATTTTAATGTAAATAGTATAAATATTAGCCATATAAATAATTCTATATTTAGATAAAAATAAAACCCCCAGAATAATCCAGGGGTTTTATCTGTATTTAATTTTTATTTATTAGGATATTTCTTTAGCCATTTTTGAACAGCAGGAGTCTTAGCATATTTCCAAGCTTTCCAATCTGTTCCACCCTTAGTCATATGAAATACAATTTCTGCATTTTTGACAGGGCTAAATAATTCGGCATTAAAGTCTAAGTCAAACTTTTCTCTACGATCAGGACCTAGGTGGCCAATCATATTTATCTGGAATACCCCGTAAGAATTGTCTCCAGTTTTTTCATTACCATTAAAGGCAAAAGGCCTACCATTTGACTCTGCTTTAGCTACAGCCCAAGCAGTCTTTAAACCTGTTCCAGTAAACCCTACAGCCTTAAGCAAATCAATTAACTGGTAGTCGGTTAGACTATCTGCATTCTTGTATTTTTTAAGTGCTACTTGATTTCTAACCTTAGAAACCAAAAATGCCCCTTTGGGGGCGGGATCAACAGATTTAACTGACGTTTTACTTAGTAAATTATTATCAACTGTAACACTTATAGCATTAGCCTGATTACTTATAGGTGCCAATAATCCAACTAAAGATAGGATTCCAATCCAAGCCTTCTTGTCTCTTCTCATAATAATAACCTCCTAGAGAACAATTGCTACCAGTCGGTAGCATGATATAAGTATAACATGAATTCTAGGTAAAAAGCAAGTTTTGATAACATTTTTTATAAAATTAATAAATTAATATTTCACAGGTGGTATAATGGATAAATGGCTTCAGGACAGACATCTACCTATGATTTACCGTTCCCATTATCAACAGATCCCGTTGATGTTCACGGAGATATTCAATCATTAGCTGAAGCAATTGACTTAATGCTACCAGCCATTGTTGGAGTTGCATATCATACATTAGAAGTTAGAAATGTTAGCGGAGTATCAATTGCAAAAGGTGATCCAGTATATATTTCAGGGTATTCAACTAAACCAACAATTGCAAAAGCAAATGCATCAACTATAGGAACATTCCCAGTAGTAGGATTAGCTCAATCTAATATTGGAAATTCTACTGATGGGGTTATTATTGTCTCTGGAGTTTTTTCTAGTATTAATACTAATTCATATACCGCTGGAAATGTGTTATATGTTGCAGCTGGTGGAGGACTCACAGCAACTAAGCCAGCATCAAATGTTGTAACAGTTGGCGTTGTTGCAAAATCTGATTCAACAACTGGTGTTATTATTGTTACATCTCCTAGATCAAGAGCATCAACTTGGGGAGCACTTAAGGAAGGCTTATTATAATGGCAACATTTAGAACTACAGGACAGGATTCTTATTCCATTGGCTCTAAACCACCAACGGTTACTTGGACAGTCGTAAAGGGTGACACAGCAGCATTTAGAGTATATGTTACAGATGACAACAAAGACCCATTAGTAATTGCTGACTGGGATATTGAAATGGAAATTAAAAGACCAACTGTAGCAGGAGACATAGATAGTAATACTGCAGCACATGTAAGAACAATTTTTCCAGAAGCGGAAATTGGAGATGGTCTAGGAGAATTTACAGTATCTTTAACATCTGCCGAATCAAGAAGCTTAAATACTGGAGATATATTTGATATTGAATTAAGAGATGCAACCCGTGTATGGACTGTTGCTCGTGGATCAATGATTATAGTTGAGGATATTACAAACAACGAGGAGTCATAATGGCATCAGTTGTTATAATTGAAAAAGGGTTTATACCTTCAGAAATAAATTCAAAAAGTTATCCACTAACAGAACTAAATGATCTTACTAGTTCAGCAATCATTACAGATGTGAAACCTTTTTTTGCATCTATGCAAGAAACAGACTATCCAGAATTAAATGTTATTGAAAATGAAAAAACCTCTATTGCTATTGAAGTTCTTCCATTTAGAGTTAGATTTACAAGCATCGGACTCTTAGGAGCAAATGCTGGAATTCCAGGTATTGGACTTCAAATAATCGGAATCAATAACTATATACTTTAAAATATATGATATAATTCCATTATGGCGAAAATATCAATAGCAAACGTAAAGGCCCTCTTCCAAACAGGAGACCGCCCAACACAAGCAAACTATGAAGACCTAATCGATAGTGCTTCTGCTAGGTCCACTGATCTTGGATCAGATGGCAATAATGAATCAACAATCAATGGTATTGAAAATTCAACAGTATTTGATAATTTTTCTGCAACTGAGTTTAGATCAATGAAATACGTAATCTCTATTAAATATGTAGCTGGTGGAGCAAACAAGTTTTTCACTACATCAATGGATATTCTGGTTGACGGAGTAGATGTTAGCGTCAGTCAGTATGGAACGATAGATAATGATGGGAATATTGGCACCATCTCTGTTTCACGGGCTGGAGATACAGTTTCACTAACTGTTGTTCCAGTAGGGGGAATAACACCTATAACTCTACGCTACATGCGTATGGGATTAAAGGCCTAACCAAGGAGATATAAGATGGCAACAGTAGTAAAAGATTTTAGAGTAAAAGCGGGACTTGTAGTTGAAGGATCAACTGCGACCGTTAACTCACATGATATATTAACAGAAGCACTAGTAGATGCAAAAGGTGATTTGCTAGTAGCCTCTGGTGCAGATGCGGTAACTCGTCTTGCAGTTGGAACAAATAATTACGTTCTTACAGCAGATGATTCAGCAACCAATGGTGTTAAGTGGGCAGCCCCAGCAGCAGTTGGATCTTTTGAATCAAGCATTGTATTTGAAGGTGCTACAGCAAATGATTTTGAAACAACAGTTACAGTAACTGACCCAACAGCAGATCGCACAATAACACTTCCTGACGTATCAGGAACCGTAATTACAACTGGTGATACTGGCACAGTTACAGCAACACTACTTGCTTCAGACTCAGTTACAACCGCAAAGATTCTTGATGCTAACGTAACAACAGCAAAACTTGCAACTAGCGCAGTTGAAACAGCAAACATTAGAGATGCTAACGTAACAGCAGCAAAACTTGCAACTAGCGCAGTTGAAACAGCAAACATTAGAGATGCTAACGTAACAGCAGCAAAACTTGCAACTAGCGCAGTTGAAACAGCAAACATTAGAGATGGTAATGTAACCGCTGCTAAGATGGCTTCAGATTCTGTAGAAACAGCAAGTATTAAAAATTTAAACGTAACTACTGGTAAACTTGCAGACTTAAACGTAACCACTGGTAAACTTGCAGATGGCGCAGTAACCACAGCAAAAATTACAGATGCTAACGTAACTGCTGGTAAACTTGCTGCAGACTCTGTAGAAACAGCAAAAATTGTAGATCAGGCAGTTACTTCAGCAAAGATTGCTAATGACACAATTGTAGATGCAGACATCAACTCTGCTGCAGCAATTGCTCAGTCAAAAATTTCAGGACTTACAACAGATCTTGGAAATAAATTAGCACTTGCTGGTGGCACTATGACTGGTGCAATTGCAATGGGAACAAACAAGATCACAGGTCTTGGAACACCAACTGATGCAACAGATGCAGCAACAAAGTCTTATGTAGATTCAGCAGCACAAGGTATTGACTGGAAAGCATCAGTTAAAGCTGCTACAACTGCAAATATGTTTTTCGTTGGATATGGTGGAGCAAGTCCAGCTGTATTTGATGGCATTACTTTCGACACTGGAGACAGGCTTTTAGTAAAAAATCAAACAACTACATCTGAAAATGGTATTTATGTTTATGGTGGAGATGCATCACCAACTTTTACTCGTGCAGCAGATGCAGACACAGGTGCAGAACTTACTGCAAGTTTTGCGGTATTCGTAGAAGAAGGAACTGTTAACGCAGATTCTGGATATGTATTAACTACAAATGGTCCAATCACAGTTGGAACTACAGGACTTACCTTTACCCAGTTTACTGGTCTTGGACAAATAATTGCTGGAACAGGATTAGACAAGACTGGAAACACTCTTGATATTGATTCAACAGTAGTTACATTAACAGGCACACAGACTCTTACTAACAAGACTCTTACATCTCCAACATTGACAACTCCTGATCTTGGAACCCCATCAGCAGGAACTTTGACAAACGCAACTGGTCTTCCAGTAGCAACTGGTATCTCAGGTCTTGGAGCTGGCGTAGCAACATTTTTAGCTACACCATCTTCTGCAAACCTTATCTCAGCAGTAACTGATGAAACAGGAACTGGTGCTCTAGTATTTGCTAATACACCAACTCTTGTTACTCCAAATATTGGTGCAGCAACAGCAACATCTATCACACTGACAGATGCTTTGCTTGGAACTGCTACAGCAACCGCATCAACTTCAGCAACAACAATTGACACATGGTCAGCAACAACTTATTCATCTGCAAAGTATATTGTTCAAATGAAAAAGGGAACTGACATTGAAGTAATTGAACTGCTTGTTACAGTTGATGGATCAAATAACGTTTACTTAACAGAGTATGCAGATGTAATCAGCAATGCCCAACTAGGAACAACCGATGCTGTTTACAGCGGTGGAAACGTTCTTCTTCAGGTTACTGGCGCAGCATCAGATACTGTTGTTAAAGTTAACAAAGTTTATATCGAAGCATAATTAGAAAGAGGTAGATTGTGGCAACATTTAATAGAGACTTTAAAGTAAAGCATGGCATTAACGTTGCCGATGGCGGAACTTTTGGAGGAACTGTTACAGTTGCCACTCCTACTGAAAATGCACATGCAACAACAAAATTATATGTAGATACAGCTGTTGGATCACCAACAATTGGAACAACACAACCAGCATCTCCAGCAAATGGAAATTTATGGTTTGATACGCTAACAGAACGTGTTCATATTTATTATAATTCTGAATGGGTAGCAATTGCAACCCTTGAAGATGCAGAAACATTAAAAGACCATATACATGATACTTCAATTGATGGAAGCGGACTAATTGTTAGCACATTTATTAGTGGTGGCTCATACAATGAACCAGGTGTTCTTGTAAGTGCTGGACTATACAATACAGCATCATTTGAAGCAACATACGATGGCGGAGTAGCAACTGACAATTTTAACTAATTGTCTGATATAATATAACAGGGGATACAGAAGGAGCTCTAAATGGCAACAAGAATGCAACAGCGTAGAGGAACTGCCTCTCAATGGACCTCTGCTAACCCAGTATTAAATGCTGGTGAAATGGGCTGGGAGTCAGACACAAATAAATTTAAAATTGGCGATGGAACAAACCACTGGGCTGATCTAGATTATTTTTCTGATATTAACTCCACAGTAAATCCTGCTTTTGGAACTAGCATTACTTTTGAAGGTGCTACCGCCGATTCTTATGAAACTACACTTCAAGTAACAGACCCTACTGCTGATCGCACAATTACCCTTCCTAACGTAACAGGAACAGTTATTACAACTGGAAACCTTTCAGATATTACAGACATCGGAGTATTTACTTCAACAATTACAATGGAAGGTTCTACTGCAGATGCTTTTGAGCTGACTCTTTCAGCAGGAGACCCTAGCGCAGATCGCACAATTACTTTCCCAGATGCAACAGGCACAGTAGCACTTACATCCGATATTACAGTAACAGCATCATCAACAAATACACTTTCAAACAAGTCAATATCACTTGGCTCAAACACAGTTACATCAACTCTTGCTCAACTAAATACTGCAGTTAGCGATGCCGATGTAGCTTCACTTGCTGGAACTGAAACCCTTACAAATAAAACTTTAACAAGCCCTAAGATTAACGAAGACGTTGCAGTAACTGCTACCGCTACAGAGTTAAACTATGTAGATGGAGTAACTTCGGCAATTCAAACACAACTAGATGCTAAAGCTCCACTTGCAGCGCCAGCATTTACTGGAACTGCTACAGCAGTTAACTTAACAATTTCTGGGGACTTGACAGTAAACGGAACTACAACAAATATTAACTCAACCAGCCTTGTAGTAGAAGACAAAAACGTTGTTCTTGGTGATGTTGAAACACCTACAGACACAACAGCAGATGGTGGCGGTATCACATTAAAGGGTGCAACCGATAAAACCTTTAACTGGGTAGATGCTACAGACTCATGGACATCTTCAGAGCATATTAATCTTGCTTCTGGTAAAACATTAAAATTTGCTGGAACAGATGCATTTGGAACAGGAGTTGCCACATTCCTTGGAACACCTTCATCAGCAAACCTTTTATCAGCTATAACTGATGAAACAGGATCTGGATCACTAGTTTTTGGAACTGCTCCAACACTAACAAATGCTTTAAATATAAACACAATCCTTCGTGGACCAGAAGAGCGTTTAACAGTATCTGCAACTGCAGCAAGTGGAACAATTCCTTTGGACGTTTTAACAAGCGGTATATTATATTACACATCAAATGCAAGTGCTAACTGGACACTAAATGTTCGTGGAAGCTCAGGAGCTACACTTAATGATAGTCTTGCTACAAATGACTCTATAACAGTTGTGTTCTTTGTTACAAATGGTTTAACTCCATATTATCAAACAGGATTCCAAATTGATGGTTCTTCTGTAACTCCAAAATGGCAAAATGGAACTGCTCCATCAGCAGGAAATGCAAGCAGTATTGATATTTATTCATATACTATAGTAAAAACAGGAGATGCTGCCTTTACAGCATTTGGATCACAAACAAAGTTCGCATAAAGGGGAATAGCAGATGCCTATTATTGGTGGTAGAGGAGCTGGTGTAAGAGGTCTTGGGTTTCAGGGTGCAGGAAAGCCTAACCCTCCAGTAAGCGTTGTTGCAACAAACGCTGGAACTGGTCGTGCATTTAATAATGGATCTGCAAGTGTAGCTTTTTCATCAGGTGGATCAAATGGTGCACCAATTACATCGTTTACAGTTACCTCTTCTCCTGGAGGCTATACAGCATCTGGCTCAACATCACCATTAACTGTAACAGGACTACAATCTAATACTGCCTATACTTTTACAGCAACAGCAACAAACGCAGTTGGCACTTCAGATGCATCTACTGCCTCTAGCTCTATTACAGCAACCACTGTTCCAGCAACTCCAACAGCACCGACTGTATCAACAGCAGCTCTTGCAGATACTGTTACTTGGGTTGCTCCAGCAACTGGTGGAAGCACTATTACTGGATACACATGGGCTTCCTCTGACGGTAAAGGTGCAACAGTTAATGGATCAACGCTATCTGTTGTTGTTACCCAAGAAGCAAATACTTCACAAACTTATACTGTTTATGCTACTAATGCTAATGGAAACTCTGTAACTTCATCTGCATCTGGTAGCGTTACAACTCCTCCGTTTTTCCCTCCATTCTTCCCGTTCTTCCCACCGTTCTTCCCACCGTTCTTTCCGTTCTTTCCGTTCTTCCCGTTCTTCCCACCGTTCTTCCCACCGTTCTTCCCGCCTTCATTCCCGTTCTTCCCACCATCGTTTGGTCCAAGCTTCGGTGGATTCTAAAAACTGTTAATTTAGTAGTAAGTTAACAACAACAAAGCTCTAACCCTAAACTATAGATTAACACGTCTTAAACAGGCGTGTTTTTCTTTTTAAAAGCATGATATACTAAGAGAACTTCCAAAAAAGAGAAGTCCTCAATCAAATACTTGAAAGGTATAACATAAATGTCAGAAGTTTTTTCGTTTCGTCTATCAGAAGATTTTGTAAATAAATATAATAATATCCCAGCACCATTTGGTTTTTCAGATGCAGGATCTAATTCATTGGGAGAAATTACTTTTATTAGAACATATTCTCGCATGAAAGATGATGGAACAAAAGAGCGTTGGCATGAAGTTTGTCGTCGTGTAATTGAGGGTATGTATTCAGTTCAAAAGAATCATGCTAAAGATAATAGACTACCC